TCGGCAAGGTCAAGATGTCGCCGGCGCGAGTGAAGGCCGCCGCGATTCTGCTGCGCAAAGTTCTCCCCGACATGGTCGCGACCGAAATCACGCACCGACCGCTCGAGAGCATGGCCGATGACGAACTCCTCGACACTCTTCGAGCCATCCGTGGCGCGCTCCGTACTGAAGGCACTGGAGACGGAGTGGACGCGCCGGGAAGCCGAGAGAGCGCTGCAAAGATACCGTCCGTACAGTAAGCAGCTCGAGTTTCACCATGCGGGGGCTCACTATCGGCAGCGACTTCTCATGGCCGCGAACCAGGTGGGCAAGACACTCGCCGCCGGCATGGAACTCGCGATGCATGCGACCGGACAATATCCCGACTGGTGGCAGGGTCGGCGCTGGGAGAGAGCGATCGTCGGGTGGGCGGCCGGCATCACGGGGGAATCCACCCGCGATACCGTGCAACGTATCCTGTTGGGGCGCGTGGGACAACTCGGTACGGGATCCATTCCGCGCGCGGCGATCGTAGGCACCTCGAGCACGCGTGGCCTGAGTGATGCGGTGGACACGATCAGCGTGCGACACGGGAGCGGTGCGATCTCAACCATTCAGCTGAAGTCGTACGAGAAGGGTCGCGAGAAGTGGCAGGGCGAAACGCTCGACTTCGTCTGGTTTGACGAAGAGCCGAAGGACAAAGACATCTACTCCGAAGGTCTCACGCGCACGAATGCAACCGGTGGCATGACGCTCATGACCTTCACGCCGCTACTCGGCATGACCGATATCGTGCAGCGGTTTCTGAAGAACCCACAGCCCGATATGCACGTGACGCGCATGACCATCGACGATGCCGAGCACTACACGCCAGAGCAGCGCGCGGCGATTATCGCGAGTTACGGCGCGTACGAGCGCGATGCGCGCACCAAGGGCATTCCGCAACTGGGCTCCGGTGCAGTGTTTCCAATCGATGATGCCGAGATCACGGTCGCGCCCTTTGCGATCCCCGCGCACTGGCCGCAGATCTGCGGGCTCGACTTCGGCTGGGATCATCCGAGTGCGGCTGCGCGCCTAGCGTGGGATCGCGATAACGACTGCATTTATGTGACGGCTTGTCACCGGCAGCGAGAGCAGACGCCCGCCATGTTCGCAGCTTCTGTGCGTCCCTGGGGCACGTGGCTTCCCTGGGCGTGGCCACACGACGGTCTGCAGCACGACAAGGGTTCCGGAACGCAACTCGCCGCGCAGTATCGCCAGCAGGGCCTGAAGATGCTCGCCGAACACGCGACCTTTGAGGACGGCAGTCACGGCCTGGAGGCAGGCATTGCCGAGATGCTTGATCGCATGGAAACGGGGCGCCTCAAGGTGTTCTCGACCTGCATCGCGTGGTTCGAGGAGAAGGGCCTCTATCACCGCGTGGACGGTCTCATCGTCAAGGAGAACGACGACATCATGGCCGCAACGCGCTATGCGATCATGATGCGTCGCTGCGGGATCGTGCAGTTCCAGCAACGCTCGGGACAGAACGGCCGTTCGTTCTCGGGCGGCACTCGTCATGACGGATTGGGGTGGATGGGACAGTAGATGCCCGAAGTCCCACGCGATGAGGACGTTGAGGCTGAGACGGACGAGGCCATCTGGCTCGAGTGCGCCGATCGCTTTCGCATCGCAGAGGAGGTCGATAGCAACAATCGGCTGATGGCGATCGACGACCTCGAGTTCGCCGACGGCCAGCAATGGCCGGACGATCTCTACAACCTGCGCAAGATCCAGCGCCGGCCGTCGCTCACCATCAACATGACGGCGATGCTCGTGCGACGCGTGATCAACAACATGCGCGAACAGCGCCCGCGCATCAAAGTGCACCCCGTCGGTGACGGTGCGGACATCGATGACGCTCGTGTCGCCGGGGGTCTCATCCGTCACATCGAAAACCGCTCAAATGCTGAGGTCGCCTACGACTGCGCTGGCGAATCGGCCGTGCGCATGGGCTGGGGGTTCTGGCGCATCATCGGTGAATACGTGGACGAAAAGAGCTTCGAGCAGGAGTTGAAAATAGTCCCGATCCGCAACGCCCTCACCTGTTACATCGACCCCGGCGCAACGCTTCCCGACGGCTCGGACATGCAGTGGTTCATCATTTCGCAGAAGATGAAGCGAAAGGACTTCAAACGTCACTACCCGAACGAGGAGTTGTCGGAGTGGTTGATGGGTGCGGCCGGTGACTCTCAACATCAGTGGGAGAGCAAGGAGGACATCCGGCTCGCCGAGTACTACCGCGTGCGTCAAGTCAAGGACACGTTGCTCAAGCTCACCGACGGACGCACGATGTATCGGAGCGAGTTCAGGCGTCAGCAGCACGCTTTCGAGCTTGCCGGCATCGGGGTTGCCAAGAACGAATTCGACAAGGAGATCAGCCGTCCGAGCACGCGCCGTCAGGTGCAGTGGTTTCGGCTGACGGGCCGTCGCGTCGTCGATCGGCGTGACTTGCCGGGGCGCTGGATCCCGGTCGTGCGATGCGAGGGCAACGTTCTCGACATCAATGGGGATGTGCGTCGCAAGGGCATGGTGCGCGATCTCAAGGACCCGGCGCGCATGTTCAATTATTGGGAGACGGCCAAGACCGAAAAGCTCGCGCTGTCGTCCAAGGCACCGTGGGTCATGGCGGAAGGCCAAGACGACGGACATCCGGAATGGGACGATGCGAATCAGAAGCCGTACTCGAGGCTCATCTACAAGATTTTGACCGATCAGAACGGCCAGCCGATGCAAGTTCCGCCTCCGATGCGTCAGCCGGCCATCGAGGTCGAACAGGGATTCTCGGAAGCTGCTGCGGGGGCGGCAAAGAATTTGATGTTCGTCGCCGGCATGCCGCACGAGCCCGGACTCGATGCGCCCGGTACCGTTGTATCCGGCATTGCCCTACGCAAGCGTCAGGCGATGTCCGATATCTCGCACTTCCAGTACTACGACAATCAGACGATGGCGATCGCGCACACGGGGCGCATCCTGCTCGATCTGATCCCGGAGTACTACAGCGAAGCGCGCATGCAGCGAATCATCGGTGAGGATGGGGTCCCGCAAATGGTCGCGATCAATCAACGTGTGCCGAAGCCCGAATCCCCCGGCATCTTCGAGATCAAGCACAACATGAGCGTCGGACGCTACGACGTCGTCATGGACACAGGTCCCGGCTACGAGACCAAGCGTCAGGAGGCGGCCGAGTCGATGATCGATCTTCTGAAGACCCCGCTTGGGGAGGCGGTCGTCAAGACGGGTGCGGATCTCATCGTGCGCAACATGGACTTCCCCGGCGCCGATGATCTCGCCGACCGCTTAGCGCCCTTGTCCCCGCAGGGCCTGCAGCAGACGATCCAGCAGCTGCCGAAGCAGGCGCAGGGCATCGTCACGGCGATGCAGACGCAGCTGCAGCAGGCGCAACAGACGATTTCCCAATTGCAACTCGAGATCAAGTACAAGTCACAGATCGAGCAGGGCTGGATGGCCGTCGAGCGCGAGAAGACGCAGACCGATGCACAGGTCAAGGCCAACGATGCCGCGCTCAAGGCGCATCAGGCGGCGACCGACGTGCACACGAAGGCGCAAGCGTCCATTGCGGTGGCCGAGATCGGTGCTGCGGGCAAGATCTTGGACACCCACGCCAAGGCCGGACACGATAGACGAGCGCAGGCGGCAGAGCTTGCAGCGGCCGAAAGAGCAGAGAAGCCGAACGGAGCGCAGAAGTGATCCGCTGGGGTACTCAAGACAGAATGCAAGCGATCGCAATCTATCACCTCGAGTCGGACTCGCACACGTTCGAGGGGCGCGAGATCCGTGAGAAATGGCTCATCATGACGCTTCCTTATCGGCGCACGATCTATGCGATCAACCGTGATGCGCCGATCCGCTCATGGCTGAAAGTGGGTATCTGGTGGCACAAGCACGCGCACGCGCCGGCCTGGTTCGTGCGTTTTGGAGTAGTCAATGGCTAAGACGGTCTCATCGGCGGGTCTCAACGAGTTCATCCAGACGGGCAAGCCCACGCTGGTTTACCCCTCCGATCCCAAGGAAGCGGCCAAAATCGGCGCCCAGACGCAAGCGGGAGCTCCTACAGCGGCAAAGGCCCCGGATGCGCCGTCCGGGCCGGTGAGCGACGGCAAACCGCCTGAAACGGCTCCTGCTGCGTCGGCGGACGCGCCGAAGGTCGAGGAGGGTCTCGAGCCTGAGGATAACGACCTTCCAGAACGGGCCCGCAAGCGCATCGGCAAGAAGCATTACGAGATGAAAAAGGCCCAGGAAGAGGCCGAAGAGGCCGCACGTTTCGCCGAACAGCAGTTCAACGAGCGGCGCGAGCTCGAAAAGCGCTTGCAGATGACTGAGGCCGAGCGCGACGAATTGCGCAAGCAGACGGCACCGAAGCCCGTAACCCCTCCGATCCTCGTGAAGCCCGACCCGCGCAACTATCTCGATGACAAGGGGCAGTTCCGATCAGCCGATTACGACAAGGCGCTCGATGATTACGCCAAAAGTGCAGTGGAGAACGACCGGCGCGAACAGCAAGCAGCCCAGGCCAAAGCCGCCGCAGAGGCCGAAGGCGTGGCGTTCAAGGCGCGAATCGAGAAAGCCATCGAAAAGTACAAAGACTACGATGAAGTCGTCAGCAAGACGCCCGTGATGCTCCAGAACGAGGCCTTGACATATATCCGCCAGTCGGATTATGGTCCGGACCTAGCTTACTACCTGGCGGATCCCAAGAACCGGGCGGTGGCGGACAGAATCGCAGCGATGCATCCCATTCGGGCCATCGCGGAACTCGGAAAACTCGAGACCAGTTTCGAGAAGCCAGCGGTCCAGGCAGAGCCGGCAAAGACAAATGGCGCTGCCCCCCCTCAAGCAACTTCCCAAACGGTCGAACGGCAAGGAGCACCGGCTCCGATTACGCCGCTGTCCGCATCGGGCGGGGCCACGGTCAATACCGACCCCGCCAAGATGAGCTTCAAGGAACTGCGCGCGTACGAACGAGCGCGAGCGCTGGAGAAGAAGCGCCGCTAGTTCGCCTTCGGCCCCGATGCTCCTAGGTTCTCAAGACCTTAGGGAGCGACGATCTTGGCCAACAACCTGCTTACGATGTCCTACATCACGAACGAGGCGCTCGTGGTGCTGGAAAACGAGCTCGTCATCGCAAACCGCGTCGAGCGTCAGTACTCCGCGGAGTTTGCGCAGACCGGCGCCAAGATCGGCAACACGGTCAACATTCGCCGTCCGGCGCGCTACATCGGCACCTACGGACCGCCGCTCAATGTCGAGGACACGAACGAGACGTACCTGCCGGTCACGCTCAACTACCAGTTCCACGTGGACGTGCAGTTTACGACGCAGGACCTCGCGCTCTCCATGGACCTGTTCAAGAAGCGGGTCCTGAAGCCGCAGATCGCAACGGTTGCGAATCGCATCGATTCGGACTCGGCGCAGTACTACACCTACAACACGGCGACGAACTTGGGGGTCCCGGGCATCCAGCCGAGCTCGTACAAGGTCTTCTCCGACGCTCGCGCGTTTCTCGCCGCGGAAGCGTGCCCGACCGAGGGCGAGAAGAACTGCGTGCTCGATCCGATCACGATGTCGGCGGCGACGGACGGCATCAAGGGCCTGTTCAATCCGCAGGCCGCGATCGGTGAGTACAACGAGAAGGGAATGGTCGCGAAAAACTTCGCGGGCCTCGACTGGTGGGAGGACCAGAACATTCTCTCGTTCACGACCGGCGCGCAGACGGGACTCACGACCGCGACGACCGGCGTCTACCAGACGGCGACCGGCACGAACGCGATTCTGACCTCCGGGTGGGCCGGCTCAGGCACGATCGTGCTGGGCGGATTCACGGCTTCGAGCTCCGCGCTCACTGTGGGCGATACGATCGCCTTCACGGGCCTCTATCCGGTCAATCCGCAGAACCGCCTGCAGTACGGGCGTACGGCGAAGTCGTTCGTGATCCTGCCTCCTGGCGGATTCGCACCGCCCCCGAATGGCGCTGCGACGACCGGCATCTATTATGCCCCGGCCACGCTCACCAACGGCACGTTTAACAACCTGACCGGCGTTTACACCTCGGACGGTTCCGGCTATGTCCAGGTGACGATCGGGGAGGCCATCATCTCAGGCGGTCAGTTCCAGAACATCACCGCAGCGCCGGTCGCCGGCACGACCAACTTCACCGTCAACGGCGGCTACTCGTACCGGTCCACGACGACCCCGCAGGGCCTCGTGTTCCACAAGTATGCGTACGCGTTGGCCTTCGCCGATCTGCCGCTGCCGCGAGGTGTCGAGTTCGCCGAACGCGCGTACGATGACGAGGACGTGGGGATGAGCATCCGCGTCGTTTCACAGTATACTATTAATAATGATAGTGAGCCGACCCGTGCTGATGTCCTATATGGGCCCGCGTCTTTGTACAGGTCCTTGGGGATCAGAATTAACGGATAATTCAACAACTTAGGACCGAAGTGCTCTGAACGATTGACATTGAACACCGCCATATAACTGAATACACGTGAGTTGTATTAATCACAGGAAGGATGGGCTAGAATGCTTCGGTCGAAGTCACCGGGGATCGTTCGTGAACGCAGAAAATCTGTGTCAGTGCAAAGGCTGTGATCGCATCGCGCTTCATCTTGGCATGTGCAACAAGCACTGGCGCCGCAACCGGCGCTACGGTTCGCCATTCGTCACGAAGAATCACGTTCTGCGTGGGTTACCGGTAGATGTGAGGTTCAGGCGCTTGTACCGCGCGATACCGAACGGCTGCTGGGAATGGAAAGGCAGCGTCGATCAAGACGGATACGGGATCTTTCACGGCGTGTTCAATGCTGTCCAATACAAGCGCGCGCATCGCTTCTCTTGGGCGTTCCACAGCCTTTCAGATGTCCCATCGAACATGCAAGTCTGTCATACCTGCGATAATCCCAGGTGTGTGAATCCGGCGCATTTGTGGCTGGGCACTGCTGCTGAAAACCATGCGGACATGGAATCGAAAGGCCGTCGTCGATCACAAGCAGGCGCACTTTCTCATCGCGCCAAGCTCACCGAGGAAGATGCGCTCGCGATTCTGGGAGACCCGCGTCCTTACTCGCAGATCGCGGCAGAATACGGCGTGAAGATGACGACCGTTTCCAGCATCAAGAACCGGGTTTCTTGGTCGCACTTGCAAGTCGAATCAATTCCGAAGAATCCGCGTGGTTCCGGAAGCGGTAATCGAGGCAAATCTGATCGCATCACTCCGGACATTGTGCGCGAGATTCGCGCAAGTGCGGCTTCCGGCAAGGAACTTGCGGCAAAGTTTCGAGTTTCACCGCAGCTCATCACGGCGATCCGCAAGGGCACGCGCTGGGCACACGTAGGAGCACTATAAATGGCAGATGTGAATCCGGGCCCGGCAAGCACCAGCACCCAGAACTCGCTCGCGGTCTTGACGCCCGTCAATGCGCTGAACGGCGCGAACGGGCTCGTTCAGGGCAACAATGCGATGCGCTTGTTGGGCTCTGCGCGCGCGATCGGCGTGACCGCAGCGGGCGACATCCCGGTACCGCTCATCAACACGACCCGCTACACGGTGAACTTCGTCGTGTACGCGACGACCGCTGGACAGGGCTCGACGACCGCAGCGTACA